TACAAAAATATATGATTTTTTTATTATCTATCTCTTGACATCACACCGCTGGACTATGCCTCGTATTTTTCGCCTGTAATCTGCTCGTACTGTTCCTCTGTAATCCCTCTGCCCTTTACCTTACGCTCAATGCGTACCCAGCCTTTTAATGTTGCCTTTGTGATATAGCCTTTATCGTATTTCTTTTTCAGTTCTTCGTACATGTCTGTGCCGCCTTTCTACTGCTCCATTAACATTTCAAGTGTGATCTGCGTTTCTGTCTGCTGCATCTGCAATGCAGAAATTTCCTGCATGATTGCCTCTGTAGTTGGGCTTAATAATTCTGCCTGCTGGCTCTCATACTCTTCTTTATCCTGCGTACATTCTTCATATACCCACTTTTCGCCTGCCTTGCTTTCCTCATTTTCGTTGCTCATTGGTACTCTTTCAATATTGCGCCTCTTATATACAAGGTGCGGGCTGCTTGTTATATCCAGCTCTTTCGGTTTTTCTTCTGCGGTGCTTTCTGCTGCGTACCATTCCATTGCGTATGTTCTCCTTTCTTGCGTGCTTTGAAACCAGCGTTTTTAGCACTTTCACTTTTACATATGGTTTTATGTATCTTTCGTAATATGCGTAAGTGTCACTATGCCAAATCCAGCCCAGCCTAGAAAGTAAACTACCTGCATCTACCCACGTAATCTTTTCTTTTCGCTTTACCCGGTTGACCTTGCCACGTATGCCCTGTAATATGCTCTTTCGTATCGTTGTTCTATCTCTATAAAATTTGAACCCCATAAAGTCCAGTGGTCTGCCTCTGCGCTTGCCTTTTCTGTCTACATAGTCAAAACGGAATACCTGCCAGTTTTTCTTTATTTGTAATCCCAGCTCTTCCGTTATAAATTTCTCAATTTGCAGCCTCGCTTTATGCAGTTCCTTTTTATTGTTTCCGAATATAACCATATCGTCCATATACCGTATGTAATGCTTTACATGTAACTGCTCCATGATAAAGTGATCTAGTGGCTGCAAATAAAAATTACCGAACCACTGTGACGGGTAATAGCCCAATGGCAGCCCCGGTTTATGGCTGTCTATGATAATAAATAATTTCTTTAGCAACTCCCTATCTCTGATTTTCCGTTTTAGTGCTTTCTTTAATCTTCTGTGCGGCACACTCTCAAAGAAATGCCGTATATCCAGCTTATATATGTACTTGCAGTTTCTGCTATCCTCTCTTATCCACCGTTCTACGGTTCTTTTTCCTCTGTGTACACCTTTTCCCGGTATACTCCCGTACACATGGTAATACATTCCCCTCATTGCAATCGGCACAAATACCCGCATTACGGAATGGTGCGCCATTTGCTCATACATATATTGTGGCTTTACTATCTTTCGTGTTTTCTTACAAGAATTTTCCTGTATGATTTTTGTTTTATGTCTTTTCGGTGCAAATGTATTGTTCTTTAATCTTTTATCCAGTTCTTTTCTGTAGTGTTCTACATTCGCTTTTACTATCTGCGCCTGTTCTTTCTTACTCTTTCCTTTTGATGCATTGTATATATCTTTTATTTGTTCCTCTGGTATATACAGTTGTTCGCTTACGCCATTAAAACTAATCATTCTTATTCTCTTTCTTATCGCCTTGCAGTAATTCGCCACGCTATACAACTAAGGGTTTCGCCCCGGCTACCATACTGCACCTTTTGCGGCTGTATTTTCACTTTCAGCGGTATTTCAACCGCCAGCGGTGTAGGAATTTCCGGGGCATTTGGTTAATCTTCCATAATTTGATAAGAATGACCGGGCGCAATGTTCCAGTTCGCATTGCCAGCGGTGTTGTTCAAGTTCACGTAAGCCCCGCAATTCAGCCCGTTGTTGCAGTTGCCGCCCACAAGAGGCACAGCCACGCCCCGGAAATCCCCTATTATATTCTCTCTACCGTTATATTTTCGTATGTTGTACTTTCCTGCGGGGGAAAAATCCCCCGTTCCCCCTTTTGCTGCTTACGCAGCGTTAGGCATTTTGCAAGAAAGACCGGGCGCAACGCCCCAGTCCGCATTGCCAGCGGAGCTGTACAAGGCCACGGGAGCCCCGCAAGATAGCCCGTAGTTGCAGCCGCCGCCCACAAGAGGCACAGCCACAATGCCCGTATTCAACCAAAAGTAATCACACAAATATGTTGAGCTGCTACCTGTATATGTTACCGGGAAACGTCCCGCTTTCGTCATAACAGTATCTTTCATGTAACCACCAACACTACCGCTTACTCCGTAATCTGCAAAATCCAGTACTTTTTCAAATCCTGCGCCAGTTAAATTGCAATCCCCATACGGCTGCACTTTCACAACACCTTTATCGCATACCATTTGACAGATACGCTCCCACTGATCGCCCCACATTGCCTCTGTATGGAATACCTTAATCTGCTTGTTTCCGGCATTATATCCGTAAAACTGCCCTTTATCGTCCATACTGCCTGAGGCAAGTACTCCGTAATACTTCGTTGAATCATTCACATAACCGCTCATATTTCCATTGCCGTATGCTTCTTGTAAATCCTCTGTTTTTGCCATAATCTTTAACAGTGCAATAATATAATTCCATTCCCACCAGCTTGTATGCTCCCATACATCGCCGTTTGCTTTAATGTATGTACGTTCCTGCGTTGCATTTTTGCTTGCCATTGGCTGCTGCCCGCTTAAAGACCTTGCCACGTTGCTTAATAATGTAGGTGTATAGATTCTGCGGTAAAATCCCTCTCTGATAATTCCGTCTGGTGCAGTTCTGTGGTATGCGTTGTACCCGTCATCATATTTTACATTGCTCCAAATGATATATTCGTCTGTAGCTGTTTCGTACTGGCACAGCCAGCCGCCCTTAAATGCTGCCATTGCATTACCTGCATAATCCACGTTTGCCGCATCACTTGCCGTTGTACCGTCTGCCTTTAATGCGTAATTTGTTGCCAGTAACTTGTAGTCCTCTGTGCCGTCAAATTTAACCATGCAAGGGTAGTTATTCTTTACAAATTCAACATTGCCCCAGCTACCATAGTTAAATGTGCCGTCCGTATAATTCATTGCCGCAGGTGTCATGCCTACAGCATCATATAAGTATGTTACCCGGCTCTTTTTTCCGCTGTCGCTCTTATTGATTTTGATACCATAGCGTACCGCTTTTTTATGTTCCCCGCCGCTTTCCTCTAATGCAGCCAGAATTGCGTTTGTATTTGCGTGTGTACTGTCCAATGTTTCTTTATCTGCTAAATAAATTCTTGCCATGCTCTGCTCCTTATACTGATTCTAAATACACCATGCCGCCATTAATCCCTATTGTGTAGGTAATGCCCGTTGTGCCGTCCGTCATGCTGTTAATTCCCTTTGCCATATTCTCACAGGCTGCCGCCGCTTTATTTGCCGCTGCGGCTGCATTATTGGCGGCGGCTGCCTTTGTGTTCGCCTCGCTGGTTGCTGTCTGTGCGTTCTGTGTTGCTGTTACTGTATTGGCTTTGGCTTCATTTGCCGCCGATGCTGCATCATTCGCTGCCTTAGCTGCGCTGTTCCCGGCTGCGGCTGCTGCATTTCCTGCTTTCGCCGCATTGTTGGCGGCTGTAGCGGCTTCGTTGGCTGCATTTGCTGCACTGTTGGCTGCTCCTGCTGCCGCTGTCGCATCTTTCTTTGTCTTGTCTACGCTGTTTGCCGCCGCATTTGCTGCCTCTGCTGCATCGTTTGCCGCCTTGGCTGCATTGTTCCCGGCTGTTGCCGCTGCATTTCCGGCTTTCGCTGCGCTGTTTGCTGCTGCCGCTGCTGTATTGGCATCTGTTGCAGCCTGTTCTGCGCTCTTGGTTGCATTTATCGCCTTATCAGTCTGCTTATTCATCGCAATAATGCTTTCTGCCATATCCAGAAACTCATTATCGCTTATCAGCCCGTTTTCCTTGTACACCGTTGGCGTAATCTTCGTGTAATACGTTGCGCTTCGTAATACGGCTGTTCCGTTGTATAAAACAATTTCCCCACGCCCAGTGCCGGAAACCGCCAGCATCTGCTCTGTATATGTCACTGTAATAACATTTCCGCTTATTGTGGCATTGTTTAATACAAATTTGCCGTCCGGCTTGTAATACTTGATTTTGGCTGTTGTCCCGGCTGGTATGGTAAACTCTTTCTTATTCTCCAATAGTGTAACTTCTACTATCCGGCTTTCTTTTTCCCCAGCTTTCGCCACGACATACTCAAAAGGTGCGCTGCCGTCAAGCTCAATCTGTATTCTCTGTACATTCTGTAACGCCATGTGCTACTCCTTTCTGCTCAATGCATTAAGCAAATCCTTATTTGCACAGCCCCTGATATCCGCAAGTACTGCCGTTACAATCAGATCTGTTAAATATGCTGGCAGTCCATAGGCTGCCTGTACTTGTAAAATTGCTAATGTCATATCTTCATGCGCTCGGCTTGTAAGTATTCCCATTGGCTCACTCTGTTCCTCTTTTGGTTCATCTGGTAACGGCTGCTCTATATGTTCCTCTGTTGCCTGCTGCATTTCTTCCTGTTCTTTGCTCATTGCGCACTCTCCTTTATTCTTCATTCATTGCAATCAATACTGCCTCTGTAAAATTAAATGTATCCGTCTTTGCTTTGTTTTCCTCTTCCTGTAATGCCTTTCTTAACGAAAATGTCATACGGTACTCCATCTGTTGCCTGCAAGGTTTCCAGCCTGTTTTTAGGCATAAAGAATTTCGATACACCCCACCCCCTCTACACCACGCATGTGCGACCTTGCAGAGTAAAATTAGGGTTACCCCTCGGTCTATCGTGAGCGAAAAATATTTTTCTGAATGGGGGGGATTAGTTCGCCGTCAGCCGTAAACGCATATCGTTTTGCACGCACGTTTTTTGCATGATGCTCTTTGTTGTGGCAGTCCTGACACAATGCCTCTAAGTTGTCCCAGCATAACGTAATGCTCTGCTCGTGTATGTTCTTTGGTGTCAGCCAAATCTTGTGGTGTACAATCTTTGCTGGCTCTCCGCATCGTTCACACAAGTAATGCTGCGCCACCATGTATGCGTCCCTTGTCTGCGCCCACTCTTTAGATTTATAAAACCATTCTGCCCACTCTTTCATGTTGCCTCTTTCTTTACCCAACGCCCTAGGTTTCATGCGTTGGGCAGGAGGTAAAAGTATGATGAAAAACAAAAAGGGCGCAACGAAAAAACATTTAAGTTCTTTCGTGCGTCCTTAACAGTTGTATTATACCGCCCGCACCGTTTCCCTGTCCACCGCAGGATTTGTGCAAATATACCGCAAAATTTGTGCAGCTATTCCGCACTGCTTTACTCAATCCCATAAACCATAACTGCCAGCTCTTTTACCGCTGCCGTAATCCAGCGTCTTGGTGTATCTTTCCCGGTATTCAATTCTTTCTCTATCTGCTCGTATGTATAGCCCTGCATGTAATACATGCGCAACGCTGTATACTCTTCCTCTCTCTCTGCCTGCTGCCTGCGCCGCTGTATCTCTTCTAGTGCTGCCGTAATATGCTGTACTGCTGCCGCTGTCCGCTGTCTGCTCTCTTCGTCTGTTGTGTGTTGTATAAAAAACTGTGCATCTCTGTACTGCTTCAACATTGTTACTGTTCTGTTGTACTGCTGCCTCTGTATCTCTTTGTTATTCCCCATGTATTGCCCCTGCCTTATCGTCTTTATACTGATCTGCCACAGCATTAAATGCCTGCGCCTGTCTGCTAAATGCCTGTGCCAATGCATTGCACATATTCCCTGCTGCGGTAAATACTGCCTCTGTAAATGTTGCCATTGCCTGTGTTATCTGCTCCACCGATATACCAGCACAAGGCAAGGACTGCTGTGCCCTTGCCTTTCTTCTCTTTCGCTTATCCATGTATGCAGGTGGATTATAGCCGTATTGCTTTTTATAATTCTTTTTCCACTGTCTGTGATTCATACCATCGCCTCTTTTCTTCCCTGCTCCAAAATACCTTTCTTGTCTGTATTCCTGCCTCATTCAATTTTTGATATATTTCTCTTAACTGTTGTCTTTCGCAATCTTCCCTTGCAGTTCTTGGTGGACTTGAATAGTCTAACGGTGTCGTTTCGCTAAAAAGCAATACCCGCAAACATTGAGCTGTGGTTGCTCCCATTTGTCTGTATGTTCCCATTGTCATATATGTTTTTTGCCATATCCACAGTTCTATCCCCAACGCCTCATTTATTTTGCTAAATAATTCATCAAGTGTCGGTTCCCCTATTTCGCTATGCTGCCATTCGTATTCTTGTTTTATTTTATCCTCTATCACGCCTCTACTCCTTTGGTGTCCGTTTCGGACACAATGCCCATTACCTTAATCGCCATGACGCAGTACCCCTCTGCAAGTCCTGCGTATTCCTGTAACATATACGTTACCTCTGCCTTTATGATTCTCCCTGTTTCCTCTCCGTTCGTGTACTCTGCCAGCTCTAAAATATCGCCCTGTTTATAGTCCCTGTCATTCTTCCGCAGCTCAAACGGCTTTTTCCCGCTTGCCACATCTCCAAAAAACATTTTAGCTAATCTTATTCTGTGTACCTTTGGCTGCTTTGCTGTGTCACTTGGCAGATGCTCCATTTTTTCATTGTCTGCCTGCTGCCGCAGCTTCGCTTTTGTTTCCCGGTCTATTCTGTCCTGCTCTTCGCTATACCGCTGTTCGTCTGTTTTTTCTGCCTCTGCCTTATTCTGGTATTTATCGCACTTCTGGCATGTTCCCGTTTTTACGTTGCAGTCCGAATAATACAGGCATGAATAGCACAACGATGTAATGCTCTCCGGGTGTGCTATTTCGTAATCGTCCCCCGGTCTTGGTTCTTCCGGCTTATCTGCTTTTTCTGCTGCTTTCTTTTCCGCAACTTTCTGTGCAATTTCATTTGCCCGTATCTCTTTCCCGGCTGCTGCCTGCTCCGCAATTTCCTTTTGCTCTGCCTCTGACAACTTCGCAGCCTCATACGCTGCCGTTACTCCAATACTACCGCTTTTTAACTGCTCTTTGATTTCCGGCGTTGCATTGTTGTTGATACTTTCCATACGTGCTACGTTTGTGCTGCTTTCGTTCAGCATTGAGGCTATCAGATCACGCATTTTCCCTTTAATCTCTAATCCGTCCTCTTTCTTTGCTCGGATAAGTGCCGCCTTGGTTCTCTCTACCAATCTCGTTTTTTCGTATGCTGTCAGCTCCTGCGTGTATCCATTGCCAGCCAGCAACGATAACTCATACATAGCCTCGCTCATATCCTTTGAGCGGAAAAGCACTTTTTCATACTCTTTATGTCCCCGCTCCAAATTCAGCTTGTTTGCTTCGTTACGTCTGTGCCCGTCAATTATGCGGTATTCTCCGTTTACCCTTGCCAAAACCGTTGGCTGCTCCTGCCCTACGTGTAAAAAGCTGTCTGCCAGTTCTTCTATGCCCTCTAACTTCTGGTGCGTGTTCTCTTCGGCTGCCTTTACCTCATACGGGCTTAAATAGATTTCTTTGTATCCCTGTGCCTGCTGCCCGGCTGCCTTTGTCTTTGCGTTCAGAATATCGTTAATGCCAAACTTTGCCATATCTTTTTACCTCGCTTTTCCTGTGTATGCCGTTACAAATTTCTTGTATCCCTGTGCTGCTGCACAACATGGGCTGTACTCATAAATGGGCTTTCGCAAAAATGTGTTTTCTGCTACTTTCTTGGAATATCTGATAATGCCCAAAATATTAAAATCTGTGTTCTGTTCCAGCCACTCTACGCCTGCTGCCTCTCCGTCTGTGTTTTGGTATGACGTAATCAATACGCCAGCCAACTTTAATGCCGGATTAAATGCTTTTGCGTCCTCTATCTGCTCTGTCACGATATCCAGCCCCTCTAATGCGTCCTCGTCCACCTTTACAGGTACTATTACCTCGTCCGTAATCGCCAGCGCATTTACAACATTCAGCCCGATATCTGGCGGGTTATCAATGATGCAGTAATCGTATTTGCCGTATACGGTGCAATCTCCGTAATACTGTACTTTGGCATATACCAGTGTTTTGTATCTTTCAATCTGGTTTTCGCTGTCCTCTTTGGTTAAATTCCATGTAGCCCCAAACAATGACATATTCGCTGTTACAATGTCGATGCCCTCATAGTCTGTATGCTGTATCAGTTCGTCTACGTTGCACCAGTCCCCAGCCAGTAACTTTGTAACTGGTGCTATGTTCTCTGCATCGTATCTGCTGTACGCTTTGCTTAAATTGCCCTGTTTATCGTTATCAATTAGCAATACTCTGTAACCTCTCCTGTAAAGCTCATATGCTACGTTTGCTGCCGTAAATGTTTTTGCCACGCCGCCTTTTAAATTTAAAACGCTAATCACTCTCATACTTTTACCTCTTTCGTGCTTATTTTCCCATTTCCTGTAATACTGCTGCCGCTTTGTCGTTGTCGGCTTTTAATAAATATTCTTCAATCACTTTTGCCGCCTCACGCCACCCGTAACAGATCACTGCATAATACCCTTGGTCGTTCAAAAATACTTGCCACTTTTCTTGGTTCTTTGTAGCCTTGTTTTTGCCTGCTTTCAGTTCGATGTACAACCCATGATATCCGTTTCTTGCCACTGGTAAACAGATATCCGGCACACCAGCTTTTACGCCCTGTCTTTTCAGTGCTACCGCTGTCCGTTTATCTCGCTTTCCCCCGTTTGGGATATGGTGCATATATTCAAGTTCCGGCATACAGTCCATGTGGTACGCTGCCCACTCAAATAATGCCTCTTGATGTCCGCTTTCATCGTCAAGCCTAAAATTTCTCATTCTTTCGCTCCTTTCCTCGTTTTACTTCTGAACGGCATAAATCGTAATACTCACACCGCAGGCAACAATGCTTGCAATCTTTCCCCTGTTGGAATAACCAGTAAATAATTTTGTCAATCATGTTTTTCTGCCCTCTCTATCCGCTCATTGTTTCTTTTGGCAGCGGCTGCAAGTGCCATTAACACCATGCCCACAACCACGCCTGCCATAAATATTGCAATCGCAGCTATCACAATCAAACTATCAACCCCTTTCATTCCAGTTTTACCAGCGTGTACCTCATGTACCCGTATCCGTAGTATTCCGGGCTATGTACGCCTTTGCTCACGCTGTCTTTGTCCACGTAGTAACCTTTTATCGCTGTTGGTTCTGATTTGAACCATGCACGATCTGAAATTATTCTTATTTCCGGCTCTGGTCTTACAAGGTTTTTGCTGCAATTCCAACGCTTGCCCTGTAATGCCCCGTCTGCCTCTGTCCTGTGCGTATCTGTGTACTTGATAAAATAGCTTGCCAGCTTTGCGTAATTTCCAGAATCGTCTAACGGGAATACCTTTACCCTATTGTGTCCCTCATACGCTTTGTACCAGCATCGTTGTAAAATCTCTGTATCAATCTTGTTGATAACTAAATGGTGGTGGCGTGCCCCTCTTTTACCAATCTCCATAACATGCACATATTTAAGCTCTATGCCTGCCTTTTTGCACTCTTTGCGTAACTCCCGTAAAAAAATATCCATGTCCTTACGCATCTGCTCCCTGCTTCTATCCGGCTGTCCCTTTTTTCGTATGTAGTCCAGTTCTAAGTGATAATCCCCATATCCAAAATTAGCATTTAACAGTAATCGTAATTTTCTCTCTGCTGCTCTGGTATTAACCTTTTTCTGCTCTTCCTTGGTTGGCTTTACTTTATCCCCTCTCTTTATGCCCGGCTTTTTGTATCTGCTGGTAAAATAACGCTCTACCTCTATCGTCTTTCCTGCTCTTGTAACTCTCTCTACATACGGCATATGTTTTTACCTCTCTTTTGTCGGATAGTTAATACTTTTATCAAGTGGTAAAGGCAGGCTCTGCGCCTGCAATTTCCTTGACTTTTCGCCATACGCCATTTATACTTTTGTTAGACAAATTGTTAAGGCTTATAGCTTTGCCCCTATGGTATTCCAGTACCGTAGGGGCTTTCTCTTTTCATTGTTTCTTTTCCTCTCTGTATGAGGTGTAAATAAGGCGTGAGTGCATATATATTGGTTTGCTCCCGCCTTTCTTGAAATGGTCTGTACATTCCCAATTTCCCAACCTTTTTAATAATCCGCGTTTCCTTGTGCTGAAATGGTTATACGGGTATGATGTCAGCCATACATAAACTGCGCCTGCGGTCTGCTTCTCTGCATTCCACTCTTTTACACCTATCTGTTCCCGGTCTACCTGCACAAAATCAATGCCAGCGGCTTTTAATTGCCTTTCGGCTCTCTTAAAAAACCGCTCTTTATCCTTTTCCGTCCATGCAAATTTCATTCTGTGCCTTTCCCGCAACTATTCTTACATCTTGCCATTTCCTGCCCAGCAAGCATACTTACCAACTCCATAAGTTCATCTGCACCCTTTTCGTCAATAAACTCACATCTAATACAACATGCGTTATATCCACAGATAGCGTCAAATACAGATTGTACCTCTTGACATGTACCGCAATCTTTCAATGTTTCAATCAACCCCACTAGCCCGGTAACTGCCTTTATGCCTAGCTCCCCGCCTTTTCCATGTATCGGTATTGATATTTCCTGTGCCTTTGCTGTGCGTTCTCTGTTTAAAATGATTCTGCTTTTCATTGTGTCTAATTCCTTTCTACTGTTTCCGGCTGCCACCATACCTGCATCTTTTCTACTGATACCTCGAAAGTGGTTCTTTTCTCTTCTGATTCTGTGTTATTATCGCCGTAATACTTTTTCACATACTCCCGGCTCTGTAATCTGCCAGTGATTTTTACAATCGTGCCTCTTTTGTACTTTGCAATCTCGCTGGCGTTCTCCTGCCAGAAAATACATGGGATATGTACGTTTCCACCCTGTATGCAGTTTTCCACTTTCAGCATTACATCTGCTATATGTTTTCCCCTTGGTGTTTCTCTTACTTCCGGGTTATTCACAATTTCCGCTGTTAATTGCACGCCGTTCTGATATTCCGGGAACCCTACTGTTACAACGTGATCTGCAAGGATAAAAACAGCCGTATGCCCGCTTTCTGCGTTCATGGCTTTCTGCAAAATGCCCGTTGCCATAATATCTCTGCCAACCACCATATTTCTTGCTATTGCTTCTGCGTCTATGTTTTCATTTTCCTTTATTTTTGCAGCTACAATTACCGTATCCTCTGCCCCGCTTTTTCTCGGTACACATACCCGCAGCACTACATAGCGGTTTTCTGTGTCGTATCCGCATACCCCGCTTGTTACCTCTGCCTGCTTTACCGTTCCCATAATTCCGGCAAAATTTTCATTGTTCATTTTTGTATGTTCTCCTTTCCGGGTGCGGGGGAAAAATCCCCCGTTCCCCCTTTACTGCTCCGCAGCCGCAGGCATTTCACAAGAAAGACCGGGCGCAACGTACCAGTCCGCAGTGCCAGCGGCGCCGTCCAAGTTCACGTAAGCCCCGCAATTCAGCCCGTTGGCGCAGTCGCCGCCCACAAGAGGCACAGCCACAATTTCTGTATCTACCGCCCCGTAATCTGCTGCATACTTGTGGCTATCTCCAGCAAATGAAATCGGCAAACGCCCGTATGGTGTCATTACGGTTTTATCTACATATCCATAACGCCAATCATTCCACATATAGCGGTATACGTCTGTATATCCCTCTCCTGTAAAGTTTGGCTCTCCATACGGCAATACTTTTACAATTCCGTCTGCACAGATCAGCTTTGTTAAACGCTCCCATTTATCGCCCCATAATGCCTCTGTATGGAATACCTTAACCTGTGTTCTGAAATCAGACGCACCGTAAAACTGCCCTTTGTCGTTTAATGTGCCTGTATCCGCTGGCTGCCCGGTTCTGCTGTTTCCTGTTCCGTAGGCTGTCTGCAAATCGTCTGTTTTTGCCATAATCTTTAATAGGCAAATAATGTAGTTCCATTCCCACCATGAACTCATGCCCCATTTATCGCCGTTTGCCTTGCAAGCCTCGTTTTCCTGCTCCGCTGTCATATCTCCGATAGTCTGGCAACCACTAAGGCTGCGGGCTACGTTTTCAACCAGTGACGGCGTATAAATATGTCTGTAAAATCCGGCATTTAATGTGCCGTCTTTGCCTGTTCTGTGGTATGCGTTGTATGCAGCATCGTATTTTACGTTGCTCCAAATGATATATTCGTCTGTAGCTGTTTCGTACTGACACAGCCAACCGCCTTTAAAAGCGGACATTGCATTACCTGCATAATAAATATCTGTAATATCGCTCTTTGCCCCGTCCTCTTTCAGTTCGTAATTGTCCGGGTTTAATCTGTAGTCCTCTGTGCCGTCAAACTTAACCATGCAAGGGTAGTTATTCTTTACAAATTCCACATTGCCCCAGCTACCATAGTTAAATGTACCCTCTACAAAATCCATTACCGCAGGTATCATGCCTGCGGCATCGTACAGGTATGTTACCCGCTTGTTGCTGTCCTCTTCATTTTTGTTAATCTTAATTCCAAACCGTACAGCTCTTTCTACTGCTGCCATTGCTTCACTCATACTTTTTTACCTCGTTTTCTCATATAAAAAATGTGTAATACAGTGTCATTGTCAAATCACTAAATTTATACTGTGGGTGTTCTCCCGGCTCTAATGGTTTCATTAACCCCAGCTTTTGCCAGTCCTTATGCCGGATATCCGGCACTACCGCAAAATCCTTTACCTCTGCCCGCCATATCTCTTTACTGATCTGGCTTTTATCTTCCCGCAATATTCCCAGCCAGCCTATGTATACGTCTGCCTCACTGGTTTCGTACCTGCTGCCCTTGCCCTTAACAATGCGTATTCTTGTTATGTTGTGTATTGGCTCTATGAATTGCTCTAATGTCATTCTTCTACAGCCCCATCCTCTACAATCCTCATTTCTCTTCCAAGCACGCCCACCTCTACGCCCTCACACATTACAAAATATACTGTGCCGCCTTGTCGGTTGCTTCTCTCGTTTATCTTTGTTACCTCGTATACCTTGCCTACTTCCGGGCTTGGCTTTGTTGGCACATGCTGTACAATTTTAATTTTCATTGATTTTTCTCCTCGTATAATATCTTTTAGATACATAAATGTACCTCGATAACTTAATAAATATCTGTTCAATAGGCTTAGC